GAGCAGCAGGACGCGACCACCACCAGGCCATCCACACCACCACACCGGCAGCAAGGGGAAGAGCGGGCACTGGAGCAGGGTCGAGAGGGAATAGGAGGGGAGCGTAACTGGTACAGCTAAACGATCGGACGACCAGGCGACTCGACCAGCTCGACCAGGCGCCCCACGAGCAGCAGGCCACCGACCAGCGGCACAGCGGGCGATCGAGACGGAGACCAGGCGGCAGCGGCTCGACCAGGCCACCGACCAGGCGCCGATGGCATCGATCTTGACCCGCTCAGCTGGGACAATCGGTCTAGGCTGCGCTCGCGGCTTTGTAGTGTCCGATAAGGGGGATTATGTTAAGTAGAGCGGCAGCTGGGGCGACCTAGCCCCACATCGATAGGCCGCTGGGATGAAAACCCCGACGGCCAGCGGAGCCTCAGTAGCGCTACGAGTGGGGCCCTGCGTCCATACAATTTCCGTGCGCGGGCGCGAGGCGCTACCGTGGTCTAATGCGTGAACTCAACGAGAGTGGTGGGACGGTCCAGCTTGCTTGTCCGAGTCACTTTGCTCCCAAGACGCCCCGGCTCACCTGGCACAGCGAGGGTTCGCGATGCTGCTGGTCGTCGCATGAGCGGCGATTTTTGGTTGGTTTCAACCCTCGCAATCGGGACGACTTCAAGGAGCATGAGCGGATTATTCTGCGAGATTTCTGTGACGGCACGACTCGTGCTTTCCGCACGGTAAACGAGGCGAAGCTGGCTGCGGGTCGCCGCGTGTTGGACGAGTGGCGGATTGAGCACGGCTAACTTCCCGGTCGCCACGAGGATTCATTGGAGTGGTTACGGTTCCGCTCTCGACAGTCGTTATCTCTAAGCGGTTGTTGTTGGCTCGCGCGGTCTCGAGAACCTTTTTGAAGGGCAACCCCGTTGAGAGAGGAGCCCCCTCTCGGCCGACCAGGGCGGGTCTGCACGATCCCGCTGCTAACGGCGTCCGATGCGCTGCGAGGGGGCTCCTGGGGTATCGAGTGGTGGTTGCAGTACCCCCAAGGTCATATTGGATTGGGCAATTTTGTTTTTGCCCTGACCCGGCCGGGGGCTATGTGGTTGCGAGCGACTCGGATCCTTTCGTGGCGGTGAGCCGATCAGCCGCCGTGGTGATTCACGAGATGCCCGACTTGGCGTTTTTGCGCCATCACCGATGGACTAGCATCGGAACCTATCACGGCCTTGGTCTTGCTTCGGCCCGTGAAGGGGCTCGGGGTCTTTTCGTTGAAAGTGCGGATCTGATCCGGCCGGGATCCGCTGCGCTCGCTGGTGAGATTTGCGTTCACCTGTCCGCTTTACCTGATGCGCGGTGGAGCGTCAACCGTCCTCTCGCCAGGGCTTGTTTTTCTTGACGTATTTCTTCGGTCTGAATTTGTGTTTGGTTTGTCTTGTCGCCTTGGCGATGGAGTTGAAATTCCCCTCACTGGCTCTGCGCTTGAACCGGGAATTGTCGGAATAGTCTTTGGAGGGTGGGGTGGGGAGGATTTTGACGAGCATATCCTTGCCGTGGATGACTCTCTGCTCGTAGTGGAAGTCCACTCCGGCACGGTAGTAAAAAAACCGGGTTTCGTCTCTCGCGCAGGGGGAGGACTTTGGCTGCTACGGCCAAAAGTCCCTGTGGTGCGAACCCCGCAATGGCCGTTTTGTAAAGTTACAGCGCCGGAAAGGCCATGAGATACTTTACAACGGCGCTCCGTCTTGGCACGGAATCCCCTGGTTGTGCGAAAACCCCCCTGCCTTTCCGCACACCCGCGCGCTACTGTGCCGAGGATGAGACGTTTTCTCTGCCGGATCGGGATTCACCGCTGGAGCGGTTTTGAGTATTCGATCATCCGCGAGTGCTACCGGCGCGGCTGTATCCGGTGCGGCAAGCTCGAGGCCATCCACGCCTCGGTGTTTTTCGGCCAATGAGTAAGGAGTCGCTGATTGAAGAGGCGATCGCGCTCAATCGGATGATCGTTGGGTCTTTCAATCTCCTGCCTCAGTTTGTCTTCCCGCTGCGCCCCTTCTCGGTTGCGGACCTCCAGCGCATCCGTGCGTACATTACTGGCGTTCCACGCGGAACGCGGTAGGCTTTTGGCTCGAGACTGACGGGCACCCCCCCATCGTCTCCTTTCGTGTGCTTAGCAAGCGCCTCGGCCTCATCGGCTGGGGCGTTTTGCTATAAGGGGGCATTATGCCGAAACAACGCCCTCTCTGGCCGGTCGAGGCGACGTCACTGCCCTTTCGCCGCAAAGCCGGCATCGTAAACACGCTGAACGACGCAATGGACGCTCACGCGCAGTTTGAGTCCATTATGGTGGTTGCGGAGGTCCGTTTGGGCGACGGAACGCGCGCAGTGCGCGTTTATACGTCCAATTTGAACCGAAAAGAGCGGATTGGGCTCGCCGAAGAGGCAAAAGACGCGCTAATGGGCGGATAATCGCGAATTTCGGCGTTAAAGCGTTGCCGCCCCCCCATTTTCCGTGCTAATAGCGCCACAATGCTGAAATTCGAGGAATTCAAGACCGTTCCGATCGCCGTGAAGGCCGTTCGGGTGTTCACAGACGGATATTACGACATCGGCGGCAAGGCGAGGCTCTGTCCTGCTGGGACGTGGCTCGTAGAGCTGGCTCACCCCGCGAAAGGCCAGCCCATCACCCGGCTTTGCATCCCAGACGACGTTTTTCGCGAGGGCTACCGCCCGAGCGACTCCGCAAGCGAGGCGATGTGGAAGGAACAGACGAACACGATTCATCCAGTCTGGCCCGACGGGAAACCAACAACGCTGAACTAGAGCAATGCCCTGGTTGCCTGGCGTGGGTTCCTCTCGACCAGTTTTGCGATCTCATCGCGGACCTAGAGCCCGATGCACCGGAGCCCCATTGCCTGAAGTGCCGCACGCAGGGTCCACCCGAGCCCGAATTTCTGAACCTCACCGCGCGTCACCGGCTCGCGATCAAGCACATCCTCGCCGCGCCGAGCCTCAAGGCCGGCTACCGGGCGGCTCAGGAAGCGACTGGGTACAACAAGCACTACCTCTACCTCCTGGCGAGCGGGCGCCGCGTGCCGGAGTTCCGCCGCTACTTCCAGCTGAAACTCGAGGAGGCCGGCGGCGACATCAACAAGGTCGTGAAGGTCTGCGTGGAAGCGATGGACGCCAAAGAGGTGAAGTGGAACCCCAAGGACGAGGAATTCGACTCCTTCCCCGACCACCGCACGCGGCTCCGCGCCGGCCAGCACGTCGGCAAGATGCTGGAGCTGGAGCCGCCGAAGGCCGACGGGATCAACGTCGGCGTCGCAATCAAGATCGAGACCAACCTCGGAGGCGGCGAGACGTTCGACCCCCCGAACGTCATGCGCCCAAAGCCCTTGAAGCCAATTGTGGACGTATCTGATGCAAGCTAGGAAGGCCCGATCGAGGCTCGACACGATCCGCCAGTGCGAGCGGGATATGCGCTGCGTCTGCCGCGATATGCAGGAGCGCCGGATCTTGATGGACAAGATTGAGAAAATGCTGCGCGCGAAGGAGAAGGGCAGGACGTACAACGAGATCACCCTGGCGCGGATCAAGCACCGGAAGGCGCGGCTCGACATGGAGATCCCCGAGCGCTGGGAGCGGCTCCACAACCGAATGAACCGGGACCGCGCTCGACGCGAGCGGCTGATGGGTTCCAGGGGGGTCAGTAATGGCAAACGAGCGAACGGCTAGGCTGGTCAAGGCGGCAGATTCTTCGAAGCGGCTCAATTCCGCGATCCGTGCGCGCCGCAGACTCTTCGAAGAGGGCAAGAAGCTCCATCTCGGGATCCGGGTTTCGAGAGAGCGCCTGACCGAGATTGACGAGGAGGAAGAAGTCCTCTCGGCTGCGATCGAGGAACACGGCGGGGAGGTAGCCGCCGCGCACGCCGAACCGAGCGAGGCGGAAGTCTCAGGAAGCCACTCATAAAGGAGTCGTTATGGCTATCGCAGCAGCGGCACTTCTGCTCTCAGCAGAAAAAGATGCTGACCCGAAGAAGAAAAAAAAGAACAGGCCGCAAAGCGGTGGTCAGCAGCGCCAGAAGAAGAGGACGAAGAAGAGGCGCCCTTCGGGTGGCAGCGGTAGCCCCCGGCAACTGACGGATTCCATCTAGGCCAAGGCATTGTCGTTCGAAATAAAATTCATCGCGAACCCGATGCAGCAGGCCTTCATCACATCGAAGGCCGAGGCCGACCTGTTTGCGTGCCGCATGGGCGAGGGCAAGTCGGCCGCGCTCGCCTGGTGCCCGTTCTACCACACGCAACAGAATCCCGGTGCTGTGTGGGCGATGGTCCGCGACACATGGGAGAATCTCCGAGACACCACGTTGCAGGAGTTCTTCGCGTGGTTCCCTGAAGGAGTCGCCGGCCAGTTCATAAAATCCGAGAAGACCTGGAATTGGAATCCCGAGGCCGTCGGCTTCAATGGGCGGATCTATTGGATCGGGATGGACGATGAGGTAGACGCCGCAAAGCTCCAATCTCGAGCGCTCGCAGGCCTGGGTATCGACGAGCCAGCCCCGGCCGCTCTCTCCGGTGGCGTGTCGGAGTTCATCTTCGACGCTGGCCTAACACGGCTGCGCCAGAAGGGGATGAAGTGGTACGGCTGTAAGCTCGCCGAGAATAACCCCGACGAGGGGCACTGGACACATCGGCGCTTTGTCGAGCCTGGCTGGAAGGGCGACCCTACGGCGCCGGTTGCACCGATGCAAGAACGCGGATTCAACTTTTTCCAGCCGGCCAGGCCGGAGAATCTCAAAAACCTCCCAGACGGCTACTACGAGAACATGGGCAATCGGTTTGAGGCCGCAGGCCGTCCCGACCTGAAAGCGCGGTTCGCCGAGGGCGAGTTCGGATTCCAGCAGCCAGGTTTCGCAGTCACGCCGGAATTCAACAGGAAGATCCACGTTAGGCCTGGCCTGGCAGTATTGGACGCGCCGATCATCTGTCTATGGGACTTCGGGTTGAATCCGACGTGCTTGATTACACAGATCAGCCCCATGTCCAATTGGTTGTTCCATGAGGCCTACGTTGGCGACGGGATCGGAACATTCGAGCTGATTCAGGACATCATCAAGGGCAGGATCTCAGACCGATTCAAAGGCCTCCCTATCTCCCACTGCGGCGACCCCCAAGGCAAGCAGCGCGAGCAATCGAACGCCGACCAGACGGCGGTGAAGGTAATCAAGACGGAGCTAGGCGGCCGGTGGTATCCCGGCCCGCGCGAGTGGCCTGAGCGCAGAGACGCCGCGAAGCGTTGCCTCGGCCTGCTCCGAAACGGGAAGGGCCTGGTGCAGATTGACGAGCGGCGCGCAAAGCCTCTCTGGCACGCACTACGCGGCGGCTGGCACTACCAACGGCACGCGAATGGAACAGTGTCCCACCTCCCGCGCAAAGATATCAATTCGCACCCCGGCGACGCTTTTGGTTACGGGGCCGCGATTTATTTCCCGGCCGGCGAGCGCGGTAGAGACCGCAGTGTGCCTGGCGGCATCCCGATCCGACAGCCGAAGTATTGGGGCCGTAGAGGGCGCCCGACCGAAGCGTTCGACCCGCTTGGAATTTCCAGACCTAGCACCCCCACTGAAGCTCCCCCCGTGCATGGGGCTGAAATTGCAACCCCGAAGAGGAGCTACTAATGGCTACCGCAGCCCCGAGTGCGTCAGAAGAGTCCGCGATTGTCTTTGCCGAGAGCGAGGAGGAAATCGTCACGGGCAAGAAGCGCGGCAAGCGCCAGCCCAAGATGCTCGAGGAAGCTGAGCTGAAGCAAATGCTCCGCGAGTATTTCACGGAAGGCGCGGACGCTCGGAAGAACGGCACGGACGGACGCGAGTACCACTGGCGCGAGAACCACAACGCATACTGGGGCCGCAACGATTCCGCCGACAAGGCCGAGTGGCAGGCTGACCAGCAGATGCCCGAGGTCGCAAACTTCGTCGACCGCCACAGCGCGAGTCTACGCCTGGCCTTGATGAGCCAGCCGGAGTGGTTCGACATTCAAGACCCAACGGACAAGTCGAAGCAGCGCGACCGCATGATGCGCGAATTTGTAAAAATCCATCTCAACCACTGCACGCGGAACCAGAGCGGTCAGCCGGTAGGGTTCGACTCGACGTTTTCCAACTGCGTGAAGGCTGGCGCGATGACCGTCCTCGCTGCGTCAGTGACGTTCGACCAGGCCACACAATTCGTCCGCGTCGACCCGGTGAACGCGCTGGAGCTTTACTACGACCCGACCGGGCGAGGCCTCTACCGAATTCGCCGCACGCCAATCGATCGGTGGCAGCTCAACAAGATGAAGAACGAGAAGGACTCCAAAGGCAAACCCCTCTACCACAAGGCCGCGATCGACCGACTCCAGCAGCACATCGACATGGAAGCGAAGGCCAAGCGCGAAGAGCTGACCGGCGGATCGGAAGAGAGCGTAGGCTCCTCGCGTCGCAAGCCCGTAGAGTTGGACGAGTACCTCTGCAACATCATCGATCGCGACGGGAAGCTGATTCGCGAAAACCAGCTCATCGTGTTCGCGAACAACCGCGAGATCATTCGCGGGCCGGAAGACAACCCCAACTGGCACGGGAAGGACTGGATCGTGATGACTCCGACCATCGAGGTTCCCTTCTCTGTATGGGGCCGCTCGTATGTCGAGGTGTTCCGCTCCCTCGCCGCCACGTTTACGGAAGTGACCAACCTGATCCTCGATGGGACGTTTGGAAGCGCCGTCGCCGCGCACATGATTTGGCTGGACGCTCTCGCAGACCCCTCCCAGGTCGCGGAAGGGATCTACCCAGGCATGACGGTGCAGGCCGACCCCGAGTGGCCGGCAGGCAAGGATTTCGTCAAGAAGATCGAGATGGGCGAGGTGTCGGCTGATGTACTGCGGATCTGGGAGTCGCTCAAGTCGGAGCTGCGCGAAGGCGCCCAGGCCAACGAACTTTCTCTCGGCCAGGTGCCGCCGAAGGGCGATATCACGGCGACAGAGATCCGTGGCTCGCAGCAAGGAGAGACGACGCTTTCGTTCGCTCTCGCCAAGGACATCGAGACGAAGTTTCTCAACCCGCTACTCGAGCTGGTGATGATGACCGGGTTGCAGCACTTCGATCCCGAGAAGAACCCCGTCCTGGCCGACCAGCTGAACCCCAACATGGCGAAGATGCTCGCAGGCAACCGACGCAATTTCTCAAAGAAGAAATACAAATTCGTAGCGAAGGGGATCACGGCGGCGATGGAGCGCGGGAAGCGGCTCCAGGGCCTCATGGCGTTCCTCCAGATTCTCGGCCAGAGCGAAGTCCTCGCGGCGGCATACGCGAAGGATCACTCGATTATGAAACTCGTGAACGAGCTGCTCCTGGCTCTCGACATCCAGGCGAGTACGCTGGAGAAAACCGAGGAAGAGAAGCGCGAAGACGCTGCGAAGGAAGCGCAGGCGCGTGCAGCAGAGCAGTCTGAGGGAGGCGGGCCTACTGGCCCCGGTGCGCGTGGCGGGGCTGCGATCCCGAGGCTCCCGGCGGCATGAGTCAACGACCGCTCAGCGCTGACGACCAGGCCGACCTGCAAGGCAGGGTGATGCAGGGCGCGTCCGCGAGCCAGTTCGCGGATTTCGCAAGAAGGATCCTCATTGCCGATCAGGAGCGTGTCATCCGCAAGCAGGTTTTCGAGATAATCGATTCGGATGAGACTCTCGATCCACTCTTCGCAGCGCAGAAGTGGATCGAATTGCGAGCGGCGCACAAGCTCGTCTCGCGGCTAGAAGGCATCGCGAAGGCAGGAATAACCGCTCAAGGCACGCTGGATCGCCGTACACCCAAAGCCGAATAACATCATGGCGTTAGCATTGCGCCTGGCAAGCTAAATTAGTCTGTAGCATTGACCCCCCTTGTTTGGCTGCGGTAAACGGGAGCCAATGACAGGAGCTTACTTCCCAGACCTGGGACAGATACGCCCTTCCGAGGTTCCGGCCCGTAAGCCCAAAGAGCCTGCGGCCAAAGCGCCGACAGAATTGGAGCTTGCAAACAAGCGCGCGGACGAAGCGGAAGACCGCGAACGCGCCTCTAACGAAGCTCTACGCAACAGCGTTTGGCGCCCGGCGCCCCTCGCGCCGAAGGTCGCAACCGCAGTGGCACCCGCGAAGCCGGGGAAGATGCCCGACCCCGCTACCCAGCCAGCCGAGTTCGAAACATGGCAGGCCTCTTGTCGCGATTGGGACCGCTACGAAAACCGCCAGCACGTCGAGGATGTGAGATCCACCGAATCCTCGGCTGCGAAATCCCAGAGGATCATTGACGAGTTCATGTCCACGCGACCGAAGTACGCCCCTATCCGATCCCATGTGTTCAACTGCTACCACGAAGCGGCGGTTGAATTGGGCCTTTCCGAAATACCCGATGACACGCGGGAGCTAGACGCTCTCGCGGACAAGAAGATCACCTCCCTTGTAAACGCTGCTGCATCAGCGGCAGACCTACCAGGCGGCGATCCGAACACAGAAGAGGCACATCGTACCGGCGGTCTATCCGCCGGAAGTACAGGGTCAACGGCAGGCGGCGCTTCCCCCGAAGAAGAAGACGGAGTTGTAATCAGATCGCTCTTTGACGTTCAGAGAGAGCGACAGGCCGGCTCAGGTCTTTTCTAAGAGGAGTCCAAAATGTCGTGGCAATTCGATGCGCCTTCAGGCGTCTACAAAAATCACGCGCTCAGCTCGCAGATCCGAGAGCAGGCCGCAGCGGACGCACTGTTCGCCCAGTTCCTCGAGCCCGAGCGGGGCTTCGGGAAGGGTAAGGGCGCGACGGTCACGATCCATCGCGTGTTGCAGCTCCCGTTGGCCGGCAAGGTCAACGAGCTAGACAACCTCCCGACCGGCTACGCCGCGATCCAGAAGGTGAGCGCCACGGTGAGCGAGTGGGGATTCGCGATCGAGCTGACTTCCTTTGAGGAAGACCTGGCGTTCTTCGACATCCGCAACAAGCAACAGAGGATGTTGCGCGACCAGATGACGCTGACGATGGACAAGATGAGCGCCGACGCGCTCAAGCTGACCCCGATCCTCGCCACGGCAACCTCGGCATCAGCGCTCACGATGGAGACGGACGGTACCGAGAGCAACCAGGCGGTGTCGAATCTGACCGTCGCCCATCTCCGGCAGCTCCACGACTACTTCCGGCAGACGCTCAAGACCCCGAAGTTCCGCAACAACCGCTACATCGGCATCCTCTCGACTCGCGCAGCGCGCGGGATCAAGAACGACGCCGAGTTCAAGGACTGGCAGGCGCCGACAGGCTCCGGCCCGTTCATAGACGGGATGCTGCGCGACATCGAGGGCTTCCAGCTCTACGAGTCGAATCACGCCTCCGCGCTCGACGATGACATCGGATTGGCGGGTGTCTGCGGCGAGGCCGTCTTCTTCGGCGCCGACGCGGGGTTCTTCGCGACAGTGCAGGATCCCGAGCTTCGCGCCGGCCTGACCACCGATCTCGGCCGCAAGCGGCAGATCGGCTGGGTCGGAACGATGGAAGCGGGTCTGACGTGGGACGTCGCCGCGACGGCACGCTGTATTCACCTGACGAGCACCTGAGATCAACCCTGACGGGTTGGGAGGAGCATTGAAATGCGAGTAGGCGACAACCTTTCTGTTCAAGGTGCGGCTCACGACGCCTCTTCGGCGGCGGCGTGCCTCACTTTCTGGCCCGCAACGCCGGTCAGGGTTCTCCGGTGGGGTTTTGTCGTTACGGTAGTCCTTGTCGGCGATGGGATCATTACACTCACCCACTCGCCCTACATCGCAGCCGGCACCACCACGCCCGACGCGACGGCGGGAACGACGGGCACCGGGACCATCACAACCCCCAAGGCCGGCACCGTTCAGTACGTCGAGCCGACTACGGGAGTTCTCTGCAAGCCAGCCGATTCGCTGATAATGACCGTCACGAACGCCTGGACTTCCGGCACTATCGTACCGTTCATCCAGTACCAGCCGCTCAACTGGGACGACACGGGCGAAAATGCCGCGTTCGCAGACGCGACGATGACTTTCGGCAAGCTCGTTGACGTGAGTACAACCGCCTGAGATCAGCCCTGCGGGGCTGGGAGGAGTAGCGAAATGAGAGTTGGCGACAATCTTTCAGTCATCGGGGCGACGCATGACCACGGCGCGACCATAGCGCTCGCGTTCTGGCCGGATTGCCCGGTTCGCGTCGTTCGGTGGGGAATCATCTGTCATGTGGATCTGACGGGCACGGGCGGCACCGCTGTCCTCGGCCATTCGCCCTACGTCGTAGCTGGGACGACCACTCGGGACGCAACGGCGGGAACGACGACACTGACTGGGGCAGCGTGCGAGGCCGGCGTAATCCAGTACGTCGAACCGACCTCGGACGTTCTCTGCAAGGCAGGCGATAAGCTCGATGTTACGTTGACGGGCGCCTTCGACGCTGGCGACCTCTTCGCCTTTATCCAGTACCAGCGATTGAACTGGGACGACACGGGTGAGAACGCCCAATTCGCCGATGCGACGCCGACGCTCGGCAAGCTCGTGGACGTGAGCACCTGAGCCGTTTCGCGGTAGGAGGAGCACATTATGTCGCTGTTTCAGTCGCTCGGTGTCAGGGCCGCGCAGAATGGCAAGAGGTTTGCTTCGGGAACGCTCACGCCAGCCGATGAGGACGTGGATGTTGTAACCGGCCTGGCTTCGGTGGATCACGGAGGGGTAGCCCTCGCTGCTGTACCGACACTCTCGCACACCTACTCGGCAGCCACCCCGTC